CTAATCTATTTTTAGATTTTCAATCGGATTCCCAATAGCTAAAATAATATTAGTTGAATCTAATAAGAAGACAACATCTTTTCCTAATATCGGGTTTAGATTGTGAGTTTTATAGAAATTCATTGAAGAATCTACTACTGAAACATTATCAAATCCATATATTTTAAAAAGAAATTTAGCGTCTTCTATATTTTTTGTTTCAGTAAGAAAATATAATCCTACTTTATCACCAAACATCTTCTTCATCTTTTTGTAATATACTTTCCATTCTCCCAACTTTAGTTGATATGATGTACATGGGGGATTATCAATATAGCGAAGTATTGTGAATTGTGTTGGATCTTGTTTATGTATATCCATTTCTATCTTTTGCCCTATAGTATCATATATTGCATCATTGATTTTTTTCTTTTTACATCCCGTAAGCATTAGTATAAAAGCTACGCAGATAAAAGCAGGTATAACTTTGTTCATATTGATTTAATGAATATTATGTATTACCAACAATCTGTTTCCCTCGTCTAGAGCCTTGACTAAGCTGTCTGGCATCATATCAAAATCATAACATTTTTCTGCAAGCTCCCGGTCCAAATAACTAATAACTTGATTATTTCTACTTAAAGCACAAGGCACTATTACATCATATATTGACATGTGGTCTGCAAATTTTTCTGCTCTGTGCAGCTTTTTGCCAGGATTTAATGTTACTACATATGCTCCTTTATTTGAGTAATCAGTAACTTCCATAACACATATTCCGTTAGGTAGTTCAAAAGGATTATTAAGCAGATGCATCCCATTTGTAAGCTTTCCTTGTTGTTCTGCACCAACGAAATTTAACTTTGCAGATTCATCAATTGTACCATTTGCGAAACTTAGCAGCCGTTTTCCAACTAAATTTCCATCATAATCCAAACGATATATTGTATCAGCAGGAGAATTATAATAAGATATACCATTATTGTTTCTCAGAAAAACATCGTTAGTTACCCAACCACCAACATATTTATCAGGATAACACAACATATACTTTAACGGCTTTAAAGTAGAATCTGTTATACAGAGTTGATAATTGTTTGTATCTTCCGATGGTTCTAGGTTGAATAAAATCTTATTATTGTTTAAAAGAATAAATCCCCTGCTTTCAAATGGAATTTTTTTGCTGTCAATATAATCGCCTATATGATTATATCTTAGTAGCTTCCGTTGAGATACATCTAATATATATATATATTCAACACTGATATCAACATCCCACGGATAAATATATTCATCTGGAGCATTCCCATGTTTGCCATAAGAAGCTAAAGGCTTGCCATTGTGATCAAATGAAACAACAGTCCGACTTCCATATGTATCGATAATGAAATATTTTCCAAATGCATCAATCACTTGATTGATGTCTGCAAACATAGTGTTATCATCTTCTTGTAATATTACAAAATCAGTTGTAGCTGTGTTATTGCTGATTTGCTTAAAATTACCATAGTCACTTGAAATCAATAGAGTATCTACAACAGGCACATCAAAAGTACAAAAACTATTTTGATGCACCTGTTTTGTATTATTAGTACATGCTATCGCTAAAATTAAATTTGCGATTATAAGAAAGTATACAATGCTTTTGTCGCGTAAAAACATAAAATTGAAACTTTAATAACACTTTGTTTCAGTACATGCAGGATAGCCTGGTTTACATAAACAAATTTTTTTGTGTAGCCCACCTGCACATTTTACTTGGTCAGCAGGACCATAGTTTGAACTCTCTTCACCAGTGGCTAATGCTTCCGCATTAGATAAAGCTAAATCTGAAACTGTTACTTCCTGTTATGAGGAATATACATTATAACTAACTAATGTAATAAAAGCTAAAACTAACATAGGTTTAAATACTTTTTTCATAGAAATATAAATTTAAAAATTACAAAGCAAAGGTAGCAATAATCGGTGAGATATGGAAAAGTAGAGCAAAGTTATTGAAAAATAGGCTTTTTGAGAAAATAGCTTCTGCTGGAAAAGCCACTCAACTTTGACCCTTTTGGCCACGCAAGATTTGCCCACCTTTTTGTACTATATGATTGACCCTTTAAAGTCCTGGTGTTGGGGGGCAATATTATTTTACCCTTTTAAAAATTCTCGTTTTTCTTAGATTTTAATTTTCGCATACTTTCACCATATAATTCTATAGTATGGGCCGTATGTATGATGCGGTCAAGGATTGCATCGGCTATTGTTGGATCACCTACCATGTCATACCAGTTGGAGGATGGATACTGCGATGTGATGATGACAGATTTCCGTTCATGCCTATCCTCAATAATTTCAAGCAGTATGGGACGCTCTTTGGCGTCAAGTGGTACAATAAACAAGTCGTCAAGAATGAGTAGCTGGCAACGCTCAATCTTCTTGAGTTCCGCTTCAAGTGTACCTTTTACTTTGGCGACTTTCAGCGCACCGAGCAGTTTCGGAGCATTGGCATAGAAGGTACGGAATCCCTTTTTGCATGCTTCGTGTCCAAGGGCACAGGCCAAATAGCTTTTTCCCGTTCCGGAAGAACCAGTAATAAAAAGGTTCTGTGCCTTATGCACAAAATCAAGGGTGGCGAGACGTTCCATCTGATTGCGGTCCAGTCCCCGGTTCGTGGCATAGTCAATCTGCTCAATATAAGCCTTGTAGCGGAATGCCGCATTTTTGGTGAGCCGTGCAATGGCAGCCTGGGAGCGATAGTCCCATTCGCGTGCAAGGAGCATGGAAAGGAACGTGTCCGCAGTCATGGATTGCGGAGTGGTGCCGGCAAGACTTTCCCTGAAAGCCTCTGCCATACCATGCAATTTCATACGGTTCATTAAATCCAGTGATATGGTATTCTGGTCTTGTTGTCCCGTAACGGGAACTGTTTTATTGTTTACTTCCATAAATAATAGTTTTATTGTTTGTCTTTTTTGTAATATTCACGTCCACGTATATTTTTGTGGGTCAATGGAATCTGGAAAGTCACGTTGGACTGTACTTTTCCGTCCTCATCAGGAAGGAAATCCACATCTTCTCCCAGTTCAAGCACCTCGCGCAAGGCTTGGTATCCGTATTGCAATTTCTGATCCGCACATGCGCAAGCCGCAACTAGACGGTCACGGCCGTATTTCTTCTCCAGTGTCATGATGCCACGGCATGACCTGAACGCTTTGGGTGGATATTGCATGACACGCTCCACTTCCCGAAGATAGTTCAATACGATGTTGTCTATTTCCGAGGCACGTTGAAAGAGTTCCTCCAAGTCCTTGTCATAGGGACCATAATGACCAGGCAGGTTGTGCTCCTTTTTCCAAGAATAAGTGTAAGGAATGTCACAGCGGTCGTGGGTGGCGACAAGGTTCATTCCACAATAGATTTCCACCGTGTCGGCATCATAGAGAATCGTCATGCGCCTGCCTACATACTCTTTTGGAACACTGTAATGGTGCTTGAACAAGGAAACGTAAGAGTTCTTTCCCACGGTCATCAGTTTCCTTTCTTTCATTACGTAGCGTTTCACGGGAAGCGGACGAAGATAATCCTTCTCTCCATGAAGGAATATTTCCTTGCGTGACATCTCCCGTCCGGCCATCACCTTTTCATTGAAATCAAGCAAGGAAATATGGATGGCGGTATTGAGTTCCTCCAAACTGGAAAATGTCATTCCCTCTATATCAAGATAAATGGAACGGTAGAGGAGCTTTACGGCATTTTCTACCAAAGCCTTGTCCTTGGGGTGACGCACACGAGCAGGATAGACCACACAGCCGTAATATTCGGCAAAAGCGGCGAAATCATCATTGATGACAGGTTCGTTGCGGTCGCTTCGTGTGACGGCAGCCTTCAGATTGTCGGGGACGATAGCCGCAGGAACACCTTCAAAATATTGAATGGCATTCTCGCATGCCTTTATCAGGTCTTCCTTGCGTTGCGACCATACGGCTTCGCAGTAGGTATAATGGCTGAACGGAAGGATGGCAACAAATACCTCGGCTTTCTTCGTCTCGCCCGTCATTTCATCAACAACTTCAAGTCTGTCACCGGCAAAGTCAATATACATCTGCTCTGCGGCATAGTGCTCTACATGACCGACAACCTTAATGTGAAACCTGTATTCGCTGACAATCCGTTTGAAGGAAGACAACTGATAGCCGTCCGGATATTCGGTATGGTACTCCTTGAACAGTTTTCGGACACTCATACCTTTGCGTGACAGACGAGATACATATCCGGGAAGCAAGGCCTCCAATTCAATCCTTTTGGATGAAGGCTCCCGATGCCGGGTATCCGTGCAGCCGAACAGTTCATCCAACTGTCCATTGGGCAGGGAAAGAAGCTGTTCAATACTCTTGCCGCTTGAAAGGAATAAGCGGACATATTTGCGGACTGTATTACGGGAAATATGAAACGTAAATGCCGTTTCCTTGATTCCTATGCCAGCCGCATAACATCTTAAAATATTTTTGATTCGTTTATTCATTTGTATAGATTTTATTTTCTCCCCCGTTACACCAGGACAAGGGTACTCAAATCTACACAAAAAAACTATAATTATAGGTGAAGCAAGTGGGCAACACTATTTTAGCCAAAGGGGGCAATCATATTTTAGCAAAAAGGGATAATTCTGCGTGGCCAAAAGGGTCAAAGTTGAGTGGCTTTTCCACCTTCGTCGTACAACCGCAAAACGAAATACAAAGGTGAATACAAGATACTTCGTTATCGGAATTCCACAGAAAACGATTTTTTTAAACTTCTTTACAACTATGATGCCGTCCGTGAGGACGGTACCGATACGGTCATCGTTGCAGAGGGCGTTTTTGACGTCATCGCGCTGACGCGAAAACTTGAACTTTACGACAACCCGCATATTGCCGCCGTAGCGACTTTCGGAAAGAAAATTTCCGATGTGCAGATTTACAAGCTGCAATCGAAGGGCGTGAGGACTGTGGTTATTGGATATGACGGTGATGCCGTCGAGGCGGTCAAACGGGCTGCGGAACGGCTGAGGCCCTACTTCGAAGTGTTCATCGCAGACATAGCGGATGCCGATAAAGACTGGGAAGAACTGGCGGAAACGGAGGTCTACGGCATCTTTGCCTACCGTTTGCTGTCTGTCCTTGAATACAAACTCAAAAAAGTACAGGAAAGATGATACAGGAACTGCTCGCATGGCTTGATACACAACGGATTTCTTATATACCGGTTGACACGGAGGTGGTGGACATACCCGGGTTCGGACGGCTGTTCACGGCTGACCTGTCAGGTGTGGAATCCATTTTCCGCAGTGACGGCGATAAACTTGTCTTCAATCTGATGGAGAATCCGGCAGTATTGATGGAGGAGGGAATCTACCATGTGGCTTTTCCGTTCGGATATAACTGGTACTATTACGACCTTCGGGAAGAATTCCGTTTCAATCTGTTGAAATACATCGGCCGTCCCGGGCCTCCGGCACATGACATTCCGTTTGTGAATCTTGGTGTCCATACTTCTTACGAACTGCTGAACGCCTGTGGTTCCCTGGAGGATTTATGCCGCAAGGCAAAATGGTCAGGACATACGGCAGTCGGCATTTGTGACCGTAATACAATGGCCGCCACACTCAATTTCCAAAAAGAATGTGCCAAAAACGGGCTGAAACACATCTTCGGCTACTCGCTGACAATGATTCATGAAGAAGAAGCCGTAAACCTGAAAATGTATGCCCTGAACAATGAGGGGCTCCACAACCTGCTGCGCATCCAGTCCGCCGTGATGGTGGTTTCGGAAAACAATACAATCCGTTATGAACAGCTGCTGATGTATGCCGCAGGGTGTGTACCGGTCTTTGCCACCCGATCTGTCTATTGGATGGCCGGACACCCTAAGCAGGTGGAACGGATCCGGAAAGGGTCCGAAGCGGTTTATTACCAGATAGACGCCAACGAATATAAGGCGGACCGTATTGACCGGGAGCAGCTGGAAGCCCTTAAATATTATTTCTGTAATTGCTATGATACCGGGAGGGATCTGTTTACAGTAGAACCGATCCTCCTTCCGGATTGCTATTACATGGATAAAGATGATGCCGCTTCCAAAATTATAGTGAACAAAATTGCTGCAGGAGCCGCACATGAACAAAGCGGGGAACAATATTTCAAAACGGCGGATGAACTATATGACACGCTCCGTCCGCTTTTCTCCGAGAAATGGGACTTCGATGCCCTGTTCGGGCGTATGTGCCGCCCTACGGTGGAGATTGCAGAACGGGCGGAAGCCGTGTTCGAGACCGGACGGATGTTCATGCCCGAATACCGTATGCGTCCCGAAGAAGTGGAACGGTACGGCAATCGCCGCACGATGTTTCTCCGGCTGCTTGATGAAGGGTTGAAACGAAAAGTTCCGGATATGGAACGCTACCGGAAACGGCTGGACGAGGAAGTCTATATCATCGAGTCAACCGACAACGTGGATTATTTTCTTGTACAGTGGGACATGGTGCGTGAGGCGCACCGCCGGGGTATTGCAACCGGTATCGGGCGTGGCTCCGCCGGCGGATCGTTGGTCTCCTACCTGTTGGGTATTACCTCCATCGACCCGCTGAAATACGACCTGATTTTCTCACGTTTTCTTGTTCCGGAACGCTGCGGACTGGTTTGGAAAGACGAGATAACGGTACTGGCTCCGGACATTACGCTTAACAAAGGCGAACAATATGTGGAGATACAATCTGAAAATAAAATTTATCGTCTCTGTGCGGATGCCCGTTTGAGGATTCTCCGCGGCGGGGAAGAAAAAACAATATATGCCGATGGATTGATTTGCGGTGACGAAATTCTTTTTGACCGCCGAGATTGTTTGTGGAACTTAAAGGAACTCGAAACCCATGAATCCGACTTACGAACACCGCCGTCCCTATGACGGCTGCGACCTTTACCGGGGTGACGCCCTCGAGGTGCTGCCCCTACTGGCAGGGCAGGGCATCGTTGCCGACATGGTATTGTCAGACCCGCCATATGGTACGACACACTGCCGCTGGGATGCCGTGATAGATATTCGGGGGATGTGGAATGCCATACAAAGCGTTTCTGCCCCCGGAACTCCCATACTGCTGTTCTGCCAGCATCCTTTTACCAGCATATTGGGCTGTTCCAATCTTGAAAAGCTGCGTTATGAATGGATCTGGGAGAAGACACAGGCGACAGGTTTTCTCAATGCCGGGCGTATGCCGATGAAAGCGCACGAGGACATTCTCGTGTTCTATGACAGGCTGCCCAAATACAACCCCGTCAAAACGGACGGGCACCGGTGCAAGATCGTAATGGCCGACCACCGGCGCAAGTGTGACAGCGGGGAGATATATCGGAAGCATGACAATTACCGGGACTACATCTCCACGGAACGCTATCCGCGCAGTATATTGAGATTCAAGACGGACAAGCAGAAGTCCTGCCTGCACGCGACACAGAAACCGGTTGCCTTGCTGGAATATCTGATACGCACCTATACCGACGAGGAGGACCTCGTCCTTGATTTTGCGATGGGCAGCGGCAGTACTGCTGTCGCCTGCAGGAACATGGGACGGTGCTTCATAGGCGTGGAGATAGACCGGGATATTTTTCAAACAGCATATAACAGAATAGCCAATGACTGACACCCGGGAAATCTGGGTGGATATCAAAAATTATGAAGGGAAGTATAGAATCAGCAACAAGGGGCGCATCAAGAGCCTGGAACGGCAGGTATCGCATGGCGGTATCACCCGGACACAGCCTGAACGGATCATGAGCCATTGGTGCGGGACCACCTCATATTACGACTGTGTGCGGCTTTATAAGGAGGGCGTCGGGACAAAATTCTCCGTACACCGTCTCGTGGCACAACACTTCCTTCCGGAATGGAATCCAAAGTTGGAAGTGAACCATATTGACGGTGACCGATACAACAACACCGCGAACAATCTGGAAATGTGTACACACCAACGGAATATGGAACACACCATTGCGGGCGGGTTCAAACAGGATTATGGAGAGAAAAGTGTGAACGCCAAACTGACGAACGCACAGGCGGAAGAGATACGGGTGAAGTATTTCTCCGGCAAAGCCTCACAGAATACCCTGGCAAAACAGTACGGCGTCAGCCGCCAGACGGTAAGCGCCATTGTTCGATATAAGAAGTATATAAGAAGTATATAAGATGAAAGTGACTCACATTAAAATCAGGAAAGCGGATACCCCTTTGACTGTCATGGATTCGTTCGTTGACAGAGGGCTGACGGAAGGCGGACACGCGTCCTTGCCCGATATCGATGTCGATTATGCTTCCGACCGGCGGCAGGAGATCAAGGACTATCTGGAAGAACGTTACAATGTGGATGGCCGCCAGCGTGTGTTCTCGGCTGGAACCTTTACGACCATGAAGCTCAAGGCAGCATTGAAGGATGTGGCGCGTGTGCACCGCGTGCCGCATGCCATCGTGAACTATATCACAGCCATGATAGATGACGGTACGGACTGGACGGGGCTGTTCATACAGGCGACGACAAACAGGAAACTACGTGAGTTTATCCAGACCTATCCGGAAGTCATTGAAGATGTGCGCGGGTTGCTCGGACAGCCCAAGGCCGCATCCATACATGCTTCCGCAATTATAGTGACACCTGATGCCCGGGACGGCAGACCGGCCGAGTGTTTCGATTACCTGCCTGTCCGAAAGATGGACGGTGCATTGGTGTCGGAATTCGACGGCTACTCGGTCGATGAGATCGGGCTGCTGAAGGAGGATGTGCTGGCGACAAAGGAGCTCGCCAAGCTCAGCGCCGTCATCGCATTGGCCAACAGTCATTTCGGACAGGAACTGTCCATAGGACGTATCACACAGGAGATGCTGGAAGATGGCAAGACGTACCGGCTGCTCGCTGAAGGCAACACACAGAATGTTTTCCAGTTCTCTTCACCCGGCATCACCCGCTTCATTCAGGATGTGCGGCCAAAGTGCATAGAGGACCTGATTGCCATCAACGCCCTGTACCGTCCCGCCACGCTCGACATCGGGGCCACGGAGGATTATATCCGTTTCCGGCGGGGAGAAGTGGCGCCGGTCTATGACTACGGCTGTTACGAGGCGACGAAGAACACGTTCGGAATAATGTGCTATCAGGAGCAGTTCATGTCCATAGCCCACACGCTCGGCGGCTTCGACCTCGGCAAAACCGACCTGTTGAGAAAAGCCATCGGCAAGAAGAAGGCGGATCTGATGGCTACGCTCAAGGTCGATTTCATTACGGGGGCTGTCCGCAATGGCTGCCCGGACTATGAAGCGGAAGAAATCTGGCACAAGATAGAGGTGGCCGGAAAATATTCGTTCAACCGTTCCCATGCCGCAGCCTATGCCCTGACTGCCTACTGCGGGGCTTGGCTCAAGGCCAATTACCCGTCGGCATTCTATACCGTAGCATTGCAATGGGCGGATGACAAGGAAATTCCCCCGCTGATGGCGGAGATGGAACGTTGCTCGTCAGCCAAGATCGTGCCGCCGGACATCAACCGCTCGGGAACGGAGTTCTTCACCGACTACGCCACCGATGAAATATTCTGGTCGCTTACCCGTATCAAACAGATGGGTGTCAAGACGGTGGAACACATCGTTACGGAACGTGACCGGAGCGGGGCGTATACCGGCATTGAGAACTTCATACACCGCATTTTCCGTTACAAGCTCAAAAAGTACAGCTATTGGGATGACCCGGACAACCCGGAGGAGGCGGTGAAAGTGCCCGTAAATGCCCGTCATGTCAAGCACATGGTCCTTGCCGGATGTTTTGACCGCGTGGAAAATGTCGGGGCGGTTACCGAACGATGCGCCCTGCTCGAACGTGCCGCCAGGGAACTGGGATTTTCTCTTTCCGAAAAAGACTTCCCCCCGGATATGCGTGAGAGGCATTTCTTCTGGTCGCAACAGCAGATTGCCGTATCGGGCATCGGCAGTATTGATTACCGGCGCATCTTCGACAACTCGGAAGCCCGTAAACAGGTCAGGGGAAAAGCCTCTTACCTGACACTGGACGAGATGGCGCTGGATGAAAACGACGGCCGGAAGGTAACGGTCTGCGCCACGGTCGTGGAGGTCACGGAGCATACTTATAAGGACAGGGAAACGGGAAGCCGGAAACGTTTCGCCAAGCTCACACTCTCACAGAACAACCGCATTACCGAATGTGTCTGCTGGAACGACTACTACATGGAACACCGCGCCGAAATACAGACTCTCAAGGGCCGGGTGGTCATTCTCACGGCTGTCGTCCGTTACAGTGATTATAACGGATGCAATACACTCCAAACCTATAAGAACTCAATGTTATTCATTCAATCCTAAGACATGACACCAAAAACAGAACAGAAAGTATACGTGGGAATCGGGATGGATTTTGAAACCGGCGGTCTGGACTGCCGTGAATGCGCCTGTACCCAGATCGCCCTGCAAGCCGTCCGTTTCGACACCTGGCAGGTGTTCGACCATTGCCAGGCATATATCGCCCCCTATGGCAAGGCGGATGCCGGACTGCCCCGTCGCAAAGTGTTACGAACCCGCCACGAACAGGTGAAGGAAGTCGGGGTTGTCCCCATGAAATATGAGCAGACGGCATTGGACTATTCCGCCATCACAATGGAAATGTTACGTACACAAGGGGTGGATATGAAGACGGTGGCCGGAGAAATCATCGCCTTCGCCAAACGTAGCGCCTTGTCGAAAGGCAACCAGTGTAAACCTATACTGATCGGACAGAATGTCACTTTTGATATCGGTTTCTTACAACAATTGATGAACTATGCCGGGCTGGTTGCCGAGTTTGAAAAAACTTTTGCCGGAACGAAGGACTATTACGGTAATTTCCAGCCCCACTATATCGATACGCTTACAGTAGGGAGGCTGGCATTTGCAGCCGATCCGGAAGTGACTTCTTACAAATTGGAGCTGATCGCCTCCCGATTGGGAGTGGAATTGAATGATGCACATGATGCGGCTGCCGATGTAACGGCCACACTTGACATACTTGGTATCTATACCTCCCGGTTACGTCATGTGGAAAGGGGAGCAATCACAATACAGACAAAAGAGAAAACCCGTAAACACTTTAAAATATGATGACGGATATCAATAAAAAAGATGCGAAAGACATTCAGCAGGGCCCGATTCCGGAAACCATCACGTTTCATACTGCAGACCGTATGACATATGGGGCATTAGGTTATGACGGCAATGAGCTTATGGCGTTTATATCGGGCTATGACCTTGAAATTAAGTTCAATTTGCGGATTATAAATTCACTGGCGGATGCCGAGGCGTGTGCCGACGCGCTGGCACAAGTGTTTTATGAAGCACTGATGGAACAATTAATTAATGAGAAAGCGGATTTTGTAAAACCTCATCACTGGAAACCCGCTACTCTTTCAGAAAAAGAAGGAAATGAAATCAGACAAGATAATGGACATGCCGGATAAACCGGAAGGAAAGCCACTTACAGAACAGGAACTGCAATTTTGCAACCTCTATGTGAATGGCGGCCTGGAATATGCGGGACGACCGAAGAAATGTTTCGTGGAAGTGTTTGGGGAGAATGCGGTAAAGAATCCTAATGCTTCCGCCAACTACCTGATGAACAAGCCCCATGTATTGGCACACATCAGGACATTGCTGTCTTCGGAACGCTTTGAAATGGAAACAATGGCCGTGAAACTGCAAGTGACCGAAACCCTCAAAGCCGTCATGGACGAGGCGGCCACTTCGGACTATACGGACCGTTTCGGAGTCCCCCTCTCTCCTGCGGCACTTAGGGCCGTGTCGGTCAATGCCGCCAAGGCGCTGATGGAAATTTTCCCCATCAGGCACAAGGAAGAGAGCCGCTTGCGCATAGAGGGTAATGACGGCAATGTGATTTTTAATGTAATTGTACCCCAAAAAACGACAGAAGATGACCAGAGGGAAGCATAAGATTGACAAACAGGAGATAGCCTGGTGGACTTATCTGGCAATCATGGTCGCATTGATTGTCTATGGATTTTGGGATAGCACGGCGGCAGAACTCCTGCTCAGGGCTATCAAGGACGCATACACTCTTTTAATGGAATAATTATATGGAACAATTCAAGGAATTTGTAATAAAGTACTTCAAGGTTATTGTAGTGGTACTATCGTTTTCACTGACGCTGTACATACAACATATCAACAACACGGCGCAGATTGCTAGGTTGGAAACGAAATGTGCCGGTATGGAGACCGAAATCAAAAACCAGTATGACCGTATTAACGCCATGAAACTGGACAAGTCTGTTTTTGAGGCCACCATGATGCAGCTCAATACTTTACAAAATGATCTGCATGAAATTCGCGCGGATATCCGTGAACTGCTCAAATGCCAGGGACCGCACAAATAGAAACATTTAGGAAAGACCTGTTATGATAAAGAATGCATATGTCACCATCATCTTCTCGCCCGAACTCTCGCAAATGAGATTGGACGAGCTGATTGGTCGCCGTGGTATGGTCGTAGAGGACCTCTCACAAAACAGAGAGACGAATTATGGCGGTCTTGTACTGTTGGAAGAAACTTATATGGATGAATTCCTGTGGTTCATCCCCGAAGAATCCATATCTTATGAATAAATTAAATGGAATATTATCAACAGCCCTTCTTCTCCTCGGAGGGATTGTCTGGCTGCAACACAGACATGCGGTATATCTCACTGAGGAACGCGACCGTTTCCAAATGAACAATACTGCGCTGCTTTCCTGTATGAAAAGGATGCAGATCGATTCTGCAACGATGGCCCTTGAAACAAAAGTATTGCGACTTACTGTGGATGAATACAAAGAGTACCGGGCCGAAGACGCTGAAACCATCAGGAGGTTTGGAGTCAAAATCAAGAAACTCGAAGCAGCCGCACGGCATAAAATAGAGGTAAGGGTACCGGTTGATGCCAGTATCCGGGATACACTCATTATTCGTGATTCCATTTTCCGGGTCAGACAAAAAGTGGAAATGGTAACGCCACATATACAACTGACTGGTTTGATTGAGGACAGACATCTCAGAGGGGATATAAAAGTGCCAGTGACTATCCATCAGGCTGTGTGGGTGGAATACAAAGGCTGGTGGCTTTGGAAACGGATTAAAGCAATACGACAAACCATATCAAGCGACAACCCGCACGTGGAGATTAAATATTCAGAATATATAAAATTTTCTTCTTCATAAATGTGTATAAAATTTGGCATTTGTACATTATCTATAAAAATCTCGTTATATACTAATCTACTGATGATAAAAATATAACAAATCTGAATACAATCGGCTTAAGGATACTGTCAGAACTGACTTCCGTATAAGGAACTTCTCTGTATTCGTCTTCGATTTTCTAATATAAAATTGATATTATTAAAACGAATAAAGATATGGGGTAAAAAAACAAATAATAGGACTGAAAAGGCAATAGATATGGATTATCAGACAATTACATTTGCAAAATAATTGCGATAAAGTAACTTTGATTATACTCAGGAAAAGAATATGAGACTATTATGTATGAACGGGCATTCATCCGATTTAAATGAACAAATGGATTCTGACTTTGGATTTGGTTGTTACCGGCTTGACAAGGATGACATATACCGAGTTGATAACAATAAATCATCATGCACTCTTTTCATGATTGAGGGTGAGGTAAATTGCGATTTGGGCGAAAGCCAAGGACTACGGATTGTACAGGGCCGGATGATGTTCATTCCCCAAAACATGAGAATCCGGATAAGGGCTACGACCTGTTCAGAATGCATTCTCTTGTTCTGGAACAAGAATATGAGTATTTGTGACAAATTATTTTTAAGATCATTGTCCATCCTGGATGCAACAACAGATACGGATGATATGATTATTCCGATTAAAAGACCTCTTCTGGAAGTGTTGGGATCTGTCAGAACATATCAGGAAACAGGATTATTGTGCAGGCATATGCACTTGCTGAAACAGCAGGAACTGTTTGTTGTATTAAGAGGCTTTTATACCAAGAAAGAATTGACGGCTTTTTTTGCTGCATCAGCTGAGGCCAGACAACGGTTTGAGAGGTTTGTTCTGGAGAACTATAGGAAAGTGAACTCTGTCAAGGAGTTTGCTGGTTTATATTATGTTTCAGAACGAACTTTCAGCCGGAAGTTTCATTCTTGTTTCGGAGAAAGTCCCTATAAATGGATACAAAAAAAGAAGGCGGAACAAATAAGGGAAATAATCAGAGATTCAGAATTCTCCTTAAAAATAATAGCCAAACAATTCGGGTTCAGTTCGCTCGCCTATTTCACGACATATTGCAAAAGAGTATTGGGAGTGTCTCCCAGCCAGTTGAGGAGGAAAAATAACCGAACTGACAAATGA